TTAGAAAACAGTTGCCTTGTTTTAGAAAAAACATACGCCAAAGTCTTTTATACAAAGGGTTTCTATGTGCGTTTATACTTAATATACTCAATATTCATATTATCAGCTTAGTAGAATACAGAATAAAATGAATAATCATATATACCTTTCATTTTTCTAAAACAAGGCAACTATTTTCTAAATCATAGCAATTGTTTTCTAAAACAACGCAACTATTTTACTTTATTACGTTCAACGAACTCAACAACAGCTCGGAGAGCGAGAGACTTCAATGTCTCTCCAGGAAGATAGTCCTTTACATCACGCAAACGACGATAAATGTCAACTGGCATGTCAATAACAATACCCTTTGTTTGCTGACGACCTGTAAGGCGTTGTGCATAGTTACCAATTGGAGCCATAGGCTGTACCACTGTAGGCGTAGCAACATTAGCAACATTCCCCTCAGTAGATAAGACTTCTTTTTCCATATAATTCTCTGTCTGCGTAATCATAGGTGTCTCTCCAACCTTCAAACGCTTACCGTAATCTTTTCCCATAACTTTATGCTTTATATGTTTTCTTTAATTCTTTCACAAACGCCTCGTAGTCAATACCTGCGGTACAATAAGGCGCATACTCAAAGATGTTGCGTAACTGAAGTTGTGCCTCTGCTACCTTAACACAACGACGGATGCGAGTCTCAAAAACAATCTCATCATAAGTATCATGAAGATACTTCACCATGTCCTTTGTCATGTTGGTGCGCTCGTCAGCCATAGCAAGTAAGAGACCTCTCACTTCAAGATCAGGGTTCAACATCTTGCGAACATCCTTACAAGCTTTAAGGATTTTACCTATACCACTCACTGAAAGACCCTCTAACTGTACAGGGATAATAACGCCAGTAGAAGCACCAAGAGCATTATAAGTGAGCTCTGACAGCGACGGAGCACAATCTATCAGGACATAGTCGAACGCCTCACTAATCCAGCGTGTGCCGTCCTTAAAGTCACCAGACATATCTGTAAACTCATTACCGAAAAGCTGGCACAGAACCAACTTTGATTGCATCTGACGATGTAAATCAGGGTCTATACTATTCAACAGAGAAGAAGCAGGCACGTAATACCAGCGGTCACTCTTCTTGTAGATAGGCAAAGAGTTATTACTGCCATCACGTAAGGCATCTGCCACGGTAAGAGCAGGAGAATAGCCAGTCTTTACCTTCTCCCATCCCATTAGGAATGACATATTACCTTGTGGGTCAAGGTCAATACACAAGACTTTAGCCTTCTTATTCAGACGCAGAATACCTGCGGCTACACTCTGGACGGTAGTAGTCTTCCCTACTCCACCCTTGTTGTTGACAAACGCCAACACTTCTTTAAGTTTACCCATATTTTATTTTCAATTCGTTCTATAAGAAGCACTGTGAATATATCACTTGCAAAAATACTACATTTTGTCAATACTACCAAACTATTTTACTTAAAAGTTTTATTTATAGTAAAAAATATAATTTAATAGAATGCTTTATTTTTATAAAAATACTTTCGTACTAAAATATCTACGTACTAAAATACTTAATTAAAAGTTTATATAATAATTATGTTTCCATTTTTCGTTTATATTTATCGCGTGACTTCGCTCTTTCGATGTAAAGCGTTGTGTACGAATAGGTTTAATAGCGTATTGCGTGCGTGTCCCGATAGGTGTAACAGCACCTCCACCCCACCGAAAAGAGTAGAAAACCCTTTTTTCATGCCCTCTCTTACCAATGTTATCAACACATATACAACGCTTACCACCCCACCATCCATTAGGCAAAGTGTAACGACGTAAGAGTAAAGCTTCGCTCTTTGTTGGTAATCGATAAGACCATATACGCTTGCATACGGTTTGATATAACCCGCTTATATCATCGTGTTGAAATGGAAAGAGTTCCAAACTGGCAACATAAAAAGAGGCTGTATCATTCTTAAATAAGAAAATTTCACGCTGTGTATTTAAGCTATCTGTTCCCTTTTTGTCGCCACTATGGCTCGGATGATGTTTAGTAGAAGTTTCTAAGTCGGTATAAGGCTTTTCGCATCCAAAGAGAAGGAACGTGGCTACAGCTGTCGAGCAAAACACTCGACAGCAAGCCTTAAAGTATAAATAATCAGAAATTCTGTGCATAAACTTCGTTCCATTGTGTGTTAAGAGAAAAAGACATCTGTTTACTTTTCCCAAATAGTTCGCCAGAGAGGACTGTTGTACGGTTCATTTTCATCTGTACAGAAGGTACAACAATTTGTGAAAGCACCTTCCCGTCTTCATCTTTAGCCGCCAATGTTACATTCGTATTCCACGATTCTGCTGAAGGTGATAACGAATATACCGCCAAGGAAGCATCCTTTGTGCCTACGAAATTCTTTATATTAATGCTATAATGTGTCGCATTATCATTAACAGCAAAGAGCGAAGGAACGCTAAATGACTTATACCATGTCGCAAGATCTAAGTCCAGGGTAACAGCTGACGGGGGTACAACGTCCGTAATCTTAACATTCAAACGTGTGGCAACACGTTCCAGTGTAATACGCTGTACAGTTTCCATTCCCGAAGCAACACTTACATTAACCTCTTTAGCAAAGGTATCACTTGCCTTCTCCCATGTGATAATATCAGACGATAGAGTAGGGTGATTTCCACGAGAAGCCACAATACGAATGACATGCTGACCATAGTCAAGCTTAACAGAAGGCTTTCCAAAGTCATTATCAGTAGCAACCTGATGTATCGTCTGTTTCAGTTCTCCTCCTACATAATCGAACAACCACAGGTCGGTCATACCGATACCATCTGCCGTCAAGGACGTTGTTTTAGAAGCACGAGTTACGACTTTCTCAGTCATATTCTCCGTTCGTTGCGTAAAACCATTACACAAGAAAGTAATCGTTTTCTGCTGTGTAACAGGCACTTCAATGCGCGAATCACTCTCACTACAGCAAGCAGATAGTAATACAACTACCAATACTGCAAAATAAATAACCTTTTTCATAAATGATTAGTTTAATAGATTTGTATAATAATATATTAATAACGAGTTAATTAATAAACTCGCTTTCTAATAAGCAATATAATATGTTTGTTATTTTTGTATAAAGAAAAGTACGAAAGTACGTATATACGAAAATATTTATATGTTTAATATGCTTGTTTTTTATGTAAGAAGATGAAAACTTAAGAATATCCCTCACAAAGAGTTAGGTAAGGATGGTAGAGACAGGAGCAGAGAGAGCTCAAATTCATTCTAATTCATTACAAATTGGAAAGGATTTACAATCAAGATGGAGGGCAAATGACATCTATCGGTGTAACAGGCATAGACAGTGCTGTATGAGGAAGTATCATTCAGAGAGTCTTTACTATCAATTAAGGACGGATTTAGCCTTGTTCTTTTATTATAATAGGGATTTATGCCCCGCATCTTTGCTTTACTGTCAAGGGTAGGGTAGGGGAAGAGTAGCAGTATAAAGCTGACACCTATCCCCATTCCTTTACTCCTTAAAGCCCATAGCGTTCATATTAGACCTGTGCTGACGTACCGCCTTAATCTCTGCAATGCGCTCTTTCGTAATACCTGTATCACGTGATGTTCTCACGTGTAAGAGTTCAGGACGACGCGAATAATCCACATAGGTCAAACCAATACCACGCTTAGGATAAAGCATAGGAGAAACGGATGGGTCATACTCCTCTTCCCATTCCTCAAGCGGCTGAAGGTCTTCAAGACGTGAAGCGCGATACTTACGATCTCTATGTATCCAGATGTTCTGTGCCCATTCAGCCATCAAATCCAACTGATGAAGAACGCTCGCCCAGTCAACTTCTTTACCTTTTAAGTCATCCATACATCCACGTAATTCAAGGTAAGCGTTTAAGCCTGGCACCTTTGCAACAGGACGTGGCTCATCATATTCCTCGTCATAAACTCGACCAAGAATGTCCTCGATATACTCCTTTACTGTTATACCCCGCTTTGCAGCTTCACGTCCATTCTCAATAGCCAAGGCACGAGCATCAAGATAAGTCCGTCGACCTTCTTCAGCGATTTGAGCCTGAGTAGTAGTACCGTCTTTCCGTACTCGTGTAATACCACGCTGCGTAGGAAATGATACATACCGTGCAACCACACGTGGGTATCTCGTTCCAATAATACTTAATCCTAAATCTGTACGTGTCATCTCACGCGTCACGATAAAGGGCGAATTTGCCTGCATATTGTCGTTAAACTTCGGGCAAGCATTAGGCATCCAAATAGGCAATGCTGTCAAATTTTTATTCTCTTTATTATTATTTTCCATACATTTTGCCCGTCATGCCGATAGCTCAGCTTTTTATGTTTATAAATAATCTACTTTAAGAACGTCCTTATTTACTATCGCAAATGAAGAACGGCTATAATCGCAATTAGTCTCAAGAAAATCCTGACACTCGTCAAACGCCCCCTCAAACACAGGCGTTTGTTTCCATCCACCTATAGTTTCCTGCACACAAAAAACATCCATGATCTGAACTTTTAATATTTTCTAAAGCACTTCCGAATGATAAGCCTGCAACCACTCTGGTATCTCACGCAACACACGTGCTTCCTCCAGTGCGTCCATAGGACTATCTCGTAAGTAAGTTATCTCTCGAGTCTCATTAAACTCACCCTCCTTGAAACGAACAACAAATGTTCCTTCAGGATCACCTACAACCCACCAGCCGTCGTCTTTACTACTCTGTAGAACGAAACGATTAAAGGCTGACAAAGTGATTTCCTCCTCTTTTACAAGACGAGCAGCCGTAACAGTAGCCTTACCAATAAACTCAATAGTTCTTGGCAGCGACATAAAACGCTCTATAGCATCCTCCTTATCCTTACCAACCGAAGTAACGTGAATCTCGTTTCCATTCGATAAGGTAACATTAAATGTGTATCTTTTCATTTTCCATTCCCCGTAAAGCCGGATAGGTCAGCTATTTATTTTTTTTTATATTTTCCAATTATTTTCTCACGCTATATTAGCGATGATTGAATTTCTATGTTATGATGCCACCCCGTACCATCTGCCATTGGAACGTCATACTCTTTCGTCTCAAGATAAATACTATCTTCTTGATTGCGCAAGAAAAAATATGTACCACTACCATCAGCCTTTAGAAGATGAAAGTCAGACGTACCAAGTTCTTTCTCAATGGCTAATCTCAAGGCTTCCTTAAAAACCAAGTCACCAAACGCTGACACACGAGGAGTTTTACGACAGTCATGAAATCCTCCATAAATTGCACCACGTATCTTACCATCAGCAACAATGAGACGATAGACACCTGCACCTTGATAGGCAGACAACCAGTAACGACCATCTTCGTCCGTCTCGTCTTTCTTATCACACCAGACAATAACCTTAGCAGCACTCTCCATCAACTCAGGAGCAGCGTCCTTAATAGCCTTATTACCTTCCTCCTCAGAGATTTCCTCACGAACCAAAGAAAAGTTAATCTTCAATGGCTTAAGGTAATAAAAGAAATACCCTCTATAACCTTTGTTCAGTCCCGACTGCCAACGACCATCCACCTTCCTCAAATAAATAACTTCTTCTGGCCAAATAGACGAAGACGAAAAATAACGTCCGATTTCAACAACCTCCGCATTCTCTGCTCTCTTCTCAAAGGCTGCAATATTCTTTGGAGTACCAGACATACGACAAACCTCTCTGCCATTGGTACCGATAAATGAAGTGTAGTCTCTCATATACTTTCCCCGTCAAGCCGTTAGGTCAGCTATTTATGATATACTATAAACTTAATAAAACTTATTTTGCCACGTCCGACCAAAAAGCCGTTTTCGGATTTCTCAATCTCAGGCGGTTCAGTTGCCACCATTTTACAGCAGCTTTCATAATCTCAACCATACCGTCATAGATCTCGTCCAGATTACTCTGTTTAAGTTCTCCGTTGCCCTCACCTCCTGCATGCTTCAAGATGAAAGTTTTATCCTCCTCTGTATATCCACACATGGAACGAGCTTTTACGGCTGCCACATCTTCAGCAAATCGTTCTGGAGTAGTGTCCAGCACCTGAACATTCAGACGTGGCCAAGTCTTACATTCTATTAGTTCAAATGATTTTCCATCCACCTCGTGAACAGAATATCTAAAATCATATTCTTTAAGCATACATCAACATTCCATATTCATAAACCTTACGCCCAGCAGCAATATCCTGTGCGTCTTCCACACTTATGTTATTTTTCATAGCCCACGCAATCATACGTGAAGCATTGTCATTACAATCATAATATTCACAACTCTGTGTATCATAAATTGCATTCATTCCACGCCAGACATGACCAATCTTATCTAATAAATTGTAATAAAGTTCGTCGATAGCTGCATCATCGTTATAAAGTTCCAACCAATCATTAGGAATATAGCAATAAGGAACTGTTAAATAAGTATTTTCAGTAATCTCATCAAAGACCATATCTTCAAACACTTGACAAGGCATCAGAACGTCCGTTTCTAACCCTACCAAAGTAAGATAGGCACCGAGTAGATAATCATCCGTATAACGTGTATCATTACCTTTTAAAGTTGACACAAGGCTCTCTATACTCTCAGGCATAAAAGACCAAAATCCAGAACGAGACACCCAATTTTCCTGTATATAATTACACAGTTTTTTATTCTGTAGATTTTTTTCTAAGAAAGTGATAGCACATACCTTCCAGTCTTCTTTCATTTCAACCGAAAAATCAAAACTATCATGTCTAAAATTATATTCCTTAGGTCTACAAAGCTCACCAATATTGATTGACTTTACACCATAATCAACCAACACAGGTGCTATATCGTCCTGCATAACAGCAGCAACTTTCTCCATAATCACAACGTCAACATCGTCCTGATTAACGCTAACTGTTTCAAACTCACCTATGTAATCACAACCATAGTCTTCAAAAAAAGATGCAGATAAAGGCGTCTCATAGGTTGAAAAATCAACCAGTGGACAAATTGATGAATTTAACTCGATTTTCATTTTACTTTCTGTTGTGTCAAGCGCAGCTCGACTATTAAATATTAGTTGTTTATTAACTGATGCAAAGGTAAGCAAAATAAATGTACGCTCCAAACTTTTAAGCTAATATTTTCACTAAAAATAAAACTTTTATCTAAACACTAATAAAACAAACACTATTATTTAAGAAAAACGGGACCGATACCTTATGTATCAGCCCCGTAATAATAGAGAATAAGCACAACAAGCAAAGAGGACACGAAACAGACTACAGGACTACGAGAAAGCTCGTAACAAGCCTTTAGCCCTCAATCGTATTCCCTGGCACTGGTGTCCCTCCTTCAGTACCACCACCGCCTCCCGTGGTAGGGTCGCCCTTCTTGTTATCCTCGTTAATATCCTCGCCAGGTTCAGGCACAACAACTCCCTTAGGCGTTACACGTTGGAAAGATGCTGCCATACGAAAAGCACGACTATAATTAGGTGCAACTATACAAGCCAGAGTAGGGTGGGCTTTAGCAGCCGTCACGTCCTCCAGCTTAGCAACTTTACCATCCTTATCCGTCACGCTCATCTCCAACTTAGGATAGAGGATTAAGAATGAAGGTCCTAAAGGAACTCGAAAGCCTCGAAGCAAATTTTTCTGTGCTGCCTTCATATAGAACTTTACCGCTGTCTGCATCTCCAGCGGGTCGAGTGTAGTGCCTTGACAGGCATCCTCGCAAAGTTGTTCAAAACTGAGTGAGCCAGTAGGTATAACCTGAGACATCACATAATGTTTCTTACTGATCGGAGACGTACGCTCAACGACTGTATAATTAATATTTTTACCAGCCATAATCTTATTGTTTTTTGGCGTAAAAAATAGCTGCTTAAAATAAAGTATATACTTTACCGACTTAAAGTATATACCTTAGCAGCGTAAAGTATATACTTTATGAAAACGAACTATATGGAGGTCCTCTGATATTCATACTCAAAGGAAAGAAATAATTAAAAAAGCCGTGGGACAAAATCCACACGGCTAAAAACAAAAACTATGAAAAATGAAATCTAAATATTGTTACGCCTTATATAAGCGTTATGAGTTCTCCTTTCATCAAATACTCGCTATAAGCACGAATAAAACTAATCTGTAACATATTCTTCTAAGTCGTCTGCGCAAAAGACTTCTACACCATCATAATAGAAATGAGTATCAATTGAGCCGTTGATGTAATAGTCAAAGAGTTCCTCGCAAAGCCCTTTGTCAACAAAATGAGATACAACGCGGTCCCACATAATAGAAACCAAAGAATTACGCACTGCACTATTATTGTCTACACTCATTGAAATTGCATCGCATAAGTCTGAAGGTCTCCACTGAACACCAAAATTAGAAGCAAAGTTCTCAAATTTCTCATCAAAGTCAGAGCCAGAAGCTACAAAGCCTAAAGCAATCAAAATCTTGTCAGTCTGTTTCATATTCTTTTCTTTTTGTGTGAAGCCTTTATTCTGCCTCACGGGTTATTATATCTAATTATTTTCTATTACTATAAAAGGCATAAATACCATTTTCAATTTTCAAGAAGGGAATGCCAAGCAAAAATCTAAAAAGTTTTCCAATTTTTCAGAGGTCCTATATATAGGAATTGTCTCAACCTCCTTTATATTGAAATAAACAAAAATCATTGCACGCACATCCTTTTCAAAGATTATTCATATAGTCAGGAACCTACCTATTTCTAATAATGAAAAACGTTTTCTTATTTGACATTTTACTCTCTCAAAAAACTAATTTCTAATTTCTAAAAAGAAGCGGGCAGTAGGTCAGAAAATCTCCACGATTTTTCCAATTTTTCAGAGGTCCTATATAAGAGTATCTTAGAAATATATAGATTAATCTAATAATTTTCCAAACCTAAACCCCGCTAACTTAATATAGAAAGTTATGAAAATTAATCATTTTACACTGAGAATTTAAAAGGGCTAAACCTCATCAAAGAAACGACAAATACCCAATTTTCCATACTTTCGCGTAAAATCGTTATCTATCATAATTGTGTAGGTCTGTCCGTCCTCAGCCGAACGACATTCCCAGGCATCTCCCTGCATCACTGCCACGGCCTCAGAAACGTCTAATCTGTCAGGGCTACCACTCCACACTATATCACGATCAAAAGCCGTATAAGTATTCCGAATGTCAAAAGTAGCCTCAGGAAAGCAAGCCGAAAGAAACGCCCTTAAATTCTCCGTCAGGTGGTTCTCTGTGATTCGTTGCCCCTTTCGCAAAGGCTGTACGCCTAAAGTCTCCATCATCTTAACCGCTTTTTTCGTGCGCAAGGTATAAGCCCTTTTTTGTCGTTGCTGCTGCTTTGCTTCTTCTCGTTTCTTAAGCTTTGCAGCCTCTTTTATTTCCTCTTTAGCACACAGAACGACATCTGCGAACATGTCGCACCACGACAGCGGGAAATAAACATATCTTGTATAATCGTAACCTTGTGGATCTATCGCAACCCACCGCGAAGGCGTACGTATCAAACAAACACGCTGTATAAAAGAATGTTTGTGTGGCCACGATAAGTTATAAATACTTTCTTCTCCGATGTCCTCCGAGAAGCTGCCACCTTTAAAACCGCCTGTATAGTCGTGAATATTCAAGGCGGTTAACTCCTCATCCGTCATATTTACGACTTTCTCAATATGAAGCAAACGCGGCTTAAAGTCCATAACAGACCCATCAGAATCAGTCCTTAAAAAGCTCTTGACATAATCGAGGATAGAAGAGAGTTTGCAGACTGAACCAGGCCAACCCAAAATAAAGCTGCCCTCTTTCCAATGATTAAAAGGCACTTCAACGGTTAACTTCTTAGCCATTTTTTCAGCAGTTAACCAGTAAGGGCAAAGGGTCATTATATCGGAACTTTTCCCACTGCCATCTTCTACCGTGAAAACAGGCTTAATTTTTTTTTTATTCCCAGACTTAAGACGAAGTTCTATATTTGCGCCCGTGTTATCTGTCATAATATCATATATCGCTAAAGTCTTTTTAAAAGCTTCACCACGAACAACAGACACGCACCCCGCTTTAAAATCGGTTTCAACCTTGAAAAGTTCAAATACAACACGGGTAAAGCGTTCCACACGATCAAAGACCTGAGCACAAATAAATTTATTTTTTATCTCAACAACGTTTTTAAAATCTTCCATAAATTATTTTTTATAATCAGGGCAAGCAAAAGCCCTGTAATTTTCTAAATATTTTCCAAATTTTCAAAAGCCCTATATATAGCATATCTGGACATTTGGACTTTTTGAACTAAAAGAAACAAGACAGACCCCGCCCAGATTAGCCACAAATAAAGCAAAAAAAAGCAGACGAAAAGGGCGGGTTATTCATGATCAAACATACGACCACCAACAACAGGAACGACGAAACAAGCGAGCGCAAACAATACCAGACCACCAAAGTAAACCACCGCAAGCGCAACCAATGTTAAAACTATATATAAAAGAACCTTTAGCATATTTTTTTTATTTCGTGCGAGGCTGAAACCAGCCCCGCAAAGATTATGAGATAAAGAAACAATACCGAATTAATCGCGGTATAATATCCAATGAATTAAGAACCCGTAACGATCTGTAAAATCATTACTAAGGTAGCGACGTTCTTCACCTGGGTTATACCCTTCTTCTGGTGCCCAGTGATCCCCCTTCATAACTTCTAAGACCTCGTTAACCTCTTTTTCTGTTGGACCGCCCGCCCATCTAATAGTACGGGTAAAATACCCCCAACTACTTTTTTTAATTTCAAATTTAACTTCAGGGAAACAAACGGATAAATAACGCCTTAAGTTACTTGTTAATCGTACTTCCGTACGCTTTTCATCCTCTTTATATACTTTTGCTTTTGCTTTTTCCATTAGCGCAACGGCACGGGCTGCACGGGCTGCGTATTCTTCACGCTGTGCCTTATCTCTTGCCTCCTTTTCCTCCTGCTCCTTGCGCTTTCTTTCCTCTCTGATAGTCTTAGCCTGAGAATAAGAATCAGCAAATAATACACGCCAAGAAAGCGGAAAATAAACGTAACGGCTATATGTGTAACCCTGAGGATCAACAGCAACCCAGCGCGTAGGGGTGCGAATAAGACAAACGGAATCAATAAAACTATGTTTCTGAGACCAAGACAGAGCGGAAAAACCAACCGCGGGCGCATCGTCCGAGAAGCTGCCACCGTCAACACCGCCGTTAAATTTCCAGAAAGAAAGGGCGGAAAGTTCTTTATCCGTCATTTCCACGATCTTATCAATACGCATTAAATTGGGGTAGAAATTAACGCCGTCCGAATCTTCTTCTATACTTGCGAAGTCCTCCATATATTCAGATACTGAACCATTTTTAGAAGACCAGCCCGCCCAGCCGTGCAAGAAGTCACCCACCTGTAAGTTATCGAAAGATTTTGTTTCATTTTTACAGGCGGCCGCCTCGGCAGCTTTCCAGGCTGGGCAGTCATTCATAACGTCCGCCCCTTCTTCATCTCCTCGTACGACCCAGGCAGAGGAGAAGGGCGAACCTTCCCCCGCCTGTAAATAGATGTTATCCCCTTCTTGATTAGCGAGTATTTCAAAACTCGCTACACGTGAAAGGATATAAGATCCCTTCAATAGGGTAAGCGTTCCGGTCTTCTCATTGATTTCTGTATTTAACCCACCCCAGGCAGCACGGGCGAAACGCTCGACACGGAAAAATATTTGTGCACGATTATAAATATTATCTATATTAATAGCGTTAATTAAATTCTTTGTTTCCATATTCTTTTTTGTTTTGTGTGGAGCTAAAAGCTCCACGATATTATAAAATTATCCTTGCTTTCTAAAAACGTAACCGTCTTTAAAATCGTAAGATGTTATAAAAAGGTCGCGGGCGTAGGCTTCATAATCGAAATAGTTAGCCAATTCACCTGCATTCTCTAAGATGTTATTTACATCTACGATATAATAAGCAAAATCCACAGGTGTGTCAAACTCCCCATCAAATGATTCCTCAAAATTACAAAGGGTGTCTATATCATTTATCGACAAAAAAGCATCCAATACTTCAGGATTTCCACAACTTTTATACGCCTCTATATAAGTGTAAAGGTCATCAACCCCGCCACACTCTGAATAAAGTTCTTTCGGAAATCTGCGGAAGTCCTGAAACATTAATTCCGGGTAGTCCTCATCTCCATGCAAGGCACGGCAAACATTAAAAAAGGTTTCCTTATCCTCGCAAGCCTGAAGATCTATCCAAGCCCCCGCAAGATCTCCCGCGTTATACTTTGCATAAGTTCCAACATATAAAGCGGGTGTGTCCTGTTTATGTGCAATATAAGCGGTTAGGGCTGTTTTGCGTGCGTTAATCTCTTTAATAGATGCAATGTTTTTAAAATATGTTTCCATAATTTTGTTTTTTTATTTCAGGCTACCGCCTGAATGTTTTTTATTCTGTTTATTTATTAGGCGGTTTATAAGGGACCGCCCGCCCTGTTAAGCGTACATGTATATGAGATATATTGTATATATACTTAGCGAAATCAAAACGATATTAACGATTTTCTCGTACTTATTAAGTAAAGAAAAAAAACGCTTATTTACTCGCAACTGTAAACGATATAAATTATTTACTTTCATTTTTAGCCCTCCACTATTTTTGTAATTATACGAATATAATTACCAGTTAGACCACCGCGCGGCGCGTCGTTTCCTTTCTCATATTTCACGCCTAATCTATCAAGTAAGGCGCAAACCTCGGAAGTATGATCCGCGTTGTGAATATATCTACCACGACCGGCAGCATAACAGGGACGAATTAATTTTTTATCATCAACGTACCCCAAAGTTGTATAACTGCGTTCTCCGCACAAATAACGAACAATGCGAGCAGCTACAGAAGTAGCAGGCACGGAAATTTTTCTTAATCTTTTGTATAATGTAGTTTGCTTCATAATTTTGTCTTTTAGTGCCAGGCTTCCGCCTGGCGGGTTATTTACTTGATTCTATACTCTTTCATTTCATCTAATGAAAAAAAAGCGATTTGGCCTTCGCGCTCTGCAATAGCCTTTGCACGTTCAAAATTATCGGTAATAACTACAGCATCATAGTAATATAGACCTGTTTCACTGTCCAGCCAGCCACCGAAGGCAGTTACTTCTTTATCTGTTTTTGCGTAATCTACCACAGCAGCAAGGCCTGCAGGGCCGAAGCTGTTTTGAGTGGCACGAACAGCCACAGCGTAACCAGATTTAACAGGCATTAGAGTTTTAGCGTTAACAGTAAATCCTTCAGGGTTTGCGGCTGCAATTGCTGCAAGTGCCGCGATTTTTAGATTTCTTTTCATTGTTTTTTGTTTTTGTGCCGTGCTACTGCTCGGCGGTTATTGTTTTTTGTTTTTGACAATGCAAAGGTACTAAATATTTTTTGTTTGTGCAAGAAAAAAGAGAATTATTTTTATTATTTGCGAAAAAAATAATAAAAAAACTATTCTTTTACTTACACCTTATTATATATAAAAAACTTCTAAGCGTCGAAGATCTCAGCGGGCGGCTACCTTCTGAGTCTCGACCATCTCGGAGGGCGTAAGCATATTTTAAAGTCAAAAAAGTTCGGGGCGACAGAGAAGCCCTTAGTGTGGCGGCCGCTCTTCCTTTTGTTTCAACATCAAAAAAGCAGTGTTAGGTAAACCAAACACTGCTTATCTATCTGAAAATCAAGAAATATATAAATTCCTTTCGGACTACACTATTAAAAACACGAAATGTAAAAGGAACAATTTACACAAAGTACTCCACCAAGAAAGAGGAGCATCAAAATAATCACATCATCAGTCCAACAACAAAAAACGTTTGCTACAATAAGGACAAGTTATAGCATCATGAATAGTTTTTGTCTCAGGTGTTGAAGAAGGCTCTAAAACACTAACGTCAACATCGGTTGCTATTGACAATTTTTCTTCTTCTACATTATTAAAAGAAGTTGGATTCTCTATTTCATCTTCAGATAAAAACAACTCTGTTACATCACAAGACAATGCTTGAGCTATCTTGTAAAGATTTGTCATAGAGGGGCGATTGAGCCTTATAAGGGACTGAACTGAGCCATAAGAAAGTCCAGTTCCGTTAGCCAAATCACTGATAGATACATCATATTTAGCCATTAAAGCACGCATATCGAAACGCTTGCCACGATATTCCTTTACATCTTTATCATCTTCATTTCTTCTTGCCATACAATAGATTTATTTTATTTTCGATGCAAAGATAATAAAAATATTTTTCATGCGCAAGAAAAACTAAATAAATTTATTCTTTGTGTCATCAAATTCAAATAACTCATTAAAATCGACTTCTAAAAACTCTGCAAGTTTCTTCGCTTGAATGATATTTGGTACTCCATTTATAACACGGTGCATTCCCCCAACAGTTAAGCCAAAGAAAGCAGCGGCATCAACAAGTTTCTTCTTCTTTTCACGCATTAAACGCCGTGCAACATACCAATCGGGCGTCTCGGTCTTAATTTTAGCATATTTACTTCCTTGCATATTGTTATCCTTTTTAATGCAAAGATAAAGAAAGTTTTACTATAAATAAAATTATATCAGTAGAAATCTTTATTTTTAAGATAAAAATACTACCTTTGCGATATTAACGTATTAGAAATAAACCTTATGAAAAAATTGATTATCACTCTACTATTTACCATTATAGGAATAGTAAGTTACGCACAAGACACAATCCGTTTTGATACTAACGGAGGCTTTACCCAAGTTATAACGACAGATATAAACGCTAAACAAGAATACGCCTATATTCGGAGTTATTTTGCGGGGAAAATAAGCAATTACAAAAATGCTGTTCAAGTTGAAGACGCAGAAAATGGGAAAATTATACTCAAAGCAAACAAGAACTTCCGAGTAACAAGTGATAAACTGATGGGAAGACCTATTGACTATGACGGTATAGAAAAATTTGACATTACAATCGACTGCAAAGATAAGCGATTTAGACTAAAAATAGATGCTGTACGATACTCATACAACGGTTATATAATAATGGCATCAAATGGAGGAAATATCAAACAAAGAGAAAAGATTTTCTCACACGAAAATGAAGATTACTACTTAACAATTCAACAAATAAACAACATAGAAAGCTTTAACGAGAAGCGAAGTGAATATTTCAGCAAACTTATAGCTGACTTAAAAGCATTCATAGAACAACAAAAAAAGGAGGACGATTTCTAATGGCTTTTCAAGAACCTTGTTGCATATCGAGAAAACTACCAGCCTTGTTACGTGAACAAGGCTGGTATGTTTTTCAGACAAATGGAGATATAACTGTAGATAAATTTATGGAAGCTTGTTCATCAATGGTAGGGGATAGACATAAATTAATATTAGCAATTCAAAACATAAAAGTCTCCCTATTAAGAGTAATAAATTACTATCTTCAGCGTGAATGGACAACAGAAGTACATCTTATAACACAAGAAAATCAAAAAAAACTTGTAAGCAACGAACTTTCAGCACACAACACAAAAATTCATTACGTATGGCATAAAACTATATATGAGGGGTTAATTGTTTTTGAAGGAGAAAAAGATACTTGTATTATTCAAGGATACATGACAGAGGACATAACCCCTGGCTATCATCAATACTGTGCTTATTTTGGAAACGATAAGCAACGAATAGAAGATATGATTAGCCCTATAAAATCAAAAATCAGGATAGCAGAACATACTAAAGAGATATAATGAAAGACATCAAAGAGATTGTTCAGGACATTGCAATAAAATTACGTGGACATAACGCATTAATACAGATACAAATAGACGGACAATACTTTGTAAAACGTATCGGTAATATAAACCAACTAATAGACAATCCAAAAATAATAACATACAAGGAGGATGGTTCTTTCCTTGACTGGATGGAAAGTGAGATTGACAAGGAAACATATACAGCTGGGACGATTGCGAATCATAAGGCAGCATTAGCGGTTCTAAGACGATTTAAGGAAGATATGACCTTTACGCAGGTTGATTACAAATGTATATGTGATTTCGAGAACTTCTTGAAAGGTGCTGGATATGCGATAAACACCATTGCAAAGTTTATGAAGATTTTTCGTCGAT